TGGTGGTCGATGAAAAGCTGGATATGACCATGTGCGGGCTGCGCTTCCACCGCCTTAGCGGATTGACCCAACGGCAGATCGAACGATTGGTCTACCAGCTACAGCGCGATGCACGCCGCGACAATACCGACTCGCCATTCGGCTAGTCATCTACCGCACCCTAGCTACCCCACCAACTAGCCCTGTAGCGCTTGCCAGCTGGCGAGCCGCCCGCTGCGGATTTGCCTCGTCATGCAGGCTTTGATGGCGTCCCAGGCGAGGTTCGAACTCACAACCTTCCCCTTAGGAGGGGCAAACAAGCTCCTTCCAAATCAAGCACTTACGTTATAAATCAGGTACTTAGAGTCCCGTTGCATCCGGTAAATCAGCTCCGTATAGTCACTTTTGCACCCACACTGCACCCATGGGGACACCGTGCGAGAGAAGCTGACGGCGCGTCGACTGAACAGCCTAGAAGTCACCGGCAAGGAATACGAAGTCCACGATACCACCGTGCCCGGCCTGTTCGTGCGTGTGACCGCTGCCGGGGCGAAATCCTATGTCGTGACCTGGGCGCGCAGCCGCAAGAAGACGCTCGGCCGAGTCGGCATCCTGACGCTTGAGCAGGCTCGCGAAGAGGCGCTGCAGTATCTCAACGAAGCACGCAAACACGGCGAACCGCTGGCAGTCACCCAAGGCCGCCGCGGTGCTGGCACCCCTACCCTGCGCCAGTTCATCGACGATCACTATATGCCGTGGTTCAAGGCCCACCACAAAGGCCACGAGAAGACCCTGCACACGCTAGACACCAGCTTCGTGCCGATCATGCATAGTCGACTCGATGAGATAACCGGCCGCGATCTGGAGCAGATCCGAACCGCTTGGCTCAACGGTGGCAACAAACCCGCCACCGCTAACCGCAAGATGGGCAGCATCAGCGGAGTATTCAGCCGCGCCGTGGAATGGGCCTACCTGCCCGCCTCGCCCCTGGAGAAGGTCAAGCAACTGAAGGTCGATTCGATCGGCCGCATCCGCTACCTTTCGAAAGACGAAGCCAAAGCCCTCAGGGACGCGCTAGACGCACGCGAGGAGCGAATCAGGGCAGAGCGTGACAGCGCAAACGAATGGCGCGCAAAACGCGGCAGAGGGGCTTTGCCAGACCTTCGCACCCTCCCCTTCGCCGATCACCTGAAGCCGATGGTTCTGCTATCGCTCAATACCGGAATGAGGCGCGGCGAGCTGTTCAATTTGCGCTGGCATCACGCCAACCTGCAGGCCAGAACTCTGACGGTAGCCGGTGAAGGCGCAAAGACCAGCGAGACACGGCATATCCCGCTTAACGCCGAGGCGCTGGCAACGCTGCAGGGATGGAACGACCAGGCGAGCGGTACCGGTTACATCTTCCCGGGTGACGACGATAAGCCCATGACGGACGTGAAAACCGCCTGGCTGGAGTTGCTGAAGAACGCCGGCATCGTCGGCTTCCGCTGGCACGATATGCGCCACGACTTCGCGTCGCGGCTGGTGATGGCTGGCGTACCGCTGAACACGGTGCGCGATCTGCTGGGGCACGCAGATATCAAGATGACGCTTCGCTATGCTCACCTTGCACCGGACAGCAAGGCGGCAGCGGTGGAGCTGATTTAGCTGAACTTGCCGAAATCCTCTGGCTGGACGTCAAGCTGGTTACGTATATCGTCAACATCTTTCTCGTCCCATCGAGAAAGCCAATTCGGTTCGTCCAACGCTCGCTGCCACTGAGGTGTTCGTTCGGATTCTTTAACTGAATCAACTGATCGCCCGATAAACGCTTCCACCTCAGCTTGCGATAATGGCTTCGCCATTCCTTCCTTTTTTACTCGCTCGGCGCGCTCAAGAATCAATGGCCAAGCCATTTTAATTACTTTGAAGCGTGGCTTAACCGAAACGAGAACATCCTTTGAGTTGTACCAGTAGGTGAAGAAGGAATCCTCATCCGCAGCATCAATCACAGCCCAAGCGCACGCTTCGTCATGAGAGAGAAGCTGTGGCGCCCACGCAACAAGGCGCAGAAAGCGCTCAACTTCATCTGCGGACCAGACTGTATCGATTAAGACGTTGAGGCTTTGCTCGCCACCATGATCGGTTTTTACCTGAATGTTGCCACCAGCTCGATGTACGGCACTCTCAATAACGCCAGTAATGCTCTGATGCCACAGGCGTGAAAGCAGCTCTATTTGAAACTTCATCTTCGGGTCAAGGCGAAGCGTTAGAGCTTCCGTTTTTTTAGATCTCGCAATTTTTTCGGCCATGGGCGCCTCCTACTGCAATCGAGCTTACGTCCGAGTGCGTTTGCTTGCAATCCTATTTTGTACTGCACGTCAGTTGACGTGCATTCAGTCAAAGACTAATCTCTCGCTCACTGGCCACAATCAACGAGCCAGATGGAGAGCCAAATGACCCAACTCGCAACCCTGCAACCCCTCGCTGTCGGTCCTGAAGAGGCCGCCCGTGCATCCGGCACCACCCGCTCCGCCGTTTATGAAGCCATCGCCCGTGGCGACCTCGTGTCGTTCAAGGCTGGCAAGCGCCGCCTGATCCTCGTCGAGGAACTGCGCGCCTGGCTGAACCGTATGGCAAAGGAGAACGCTCGGTGAACGCCCGTTTTGAGGCCCTGGAACGGGCCTTCCATCTAATCGACCGCAGCGGCAAAGTCATTGGGTGGCTGGCACTGCCAACCAACACCCGACTGATTGACCTCGAATACCTGCGCCACCTTGGCGCCTCTCGACTGGAGCTAGCGAAGTGAATACAGCAGTAATCGAAAAGGTGGACGCACTCGACGCCTATGACCTGGCGACCTATGCGCGCGAGCACGGCAAATGGCTTGGTTCGATAGCACGAGCGATCCAGCTCAACTGCAAGCACAAGAACGGCCGCGATGCGCTAGATCTCGCCAATCTTGCGCAGTACCTCGCCGACGATCTGAACAACTACATGGACACCGAAGCCGAGCGCATCAAGCGCGTGGAGGGGCTGCAATGAGCCGCATCACGGATCGCGAGGCGTTCGAGATGATCCAGCGCAACACCGCGGTGCTGACGAACGCCGGCAAAGGGTTGGAAGGTATCGGCCGGCTACTGGGTGCCGACGAATCGGAGCATCACCTAAGCGACGACGACCGGAGCAGCCTCGCGTATGCGGTGGCCGCCCTGGGCTCGATGATCTACGCGGCCGCCAACGAAGCATGGGGCTACGCCGCACCGGACAGGGACGAATGGCCATGAGAAAGGAAGCAGAGAGGAAACCCGAAGCGGTGCTGCAACACCGCCAAGGGCAAACACATTGGACTGCACCAAGTGAGGACTGAACTATGCCATCACACTCCGCAACCGAGCAAGACCGGCGTCTTCTGGAAGCACTGAGAATTCATCCAGTGACAACCATCGAGGCAGCCAACGACCTGGATATCGTCCACCCGCCGTCAACGGTCCGCCGTCTGCGTCGTCGTGGCTTTGATATCCGCACGCAATGGGCCTATCAGGCCACCGAGGCAGGACGGCCACCGCACCGCGTGGGGCAATACGTCCTGATGCAAGAAGCCGCGGCCTAGCGGCCATAACGCTGGCGGGGCGCCCTGCCCTGCCAGCCATTGCGCGAGTTCGATATGGCAGGCAAATCAAAGCCCAAATCGGGGCCACCTTTCTTCCGGCTGGAGCGGCGCCTCGTTCAATCGCCCGGGCATCGAGCATTGAGCTTCGTTGCCCGCGTGGTGCTGCAAGAGCTGATGTCTCAGTACAACGGGGGCAACAACGGCGATCTGTCAGCCACGCGCACGATGGCTAGGGAATGGGGGATCGGCTCACCGTCGACGCTACAGAAGGCGCTCAGCGATCTCGAGTCGGCAGGCTGGATCACTCAGACTCGTAGCAGTCTGTTCAACAAGCACGGCGCCCGCTGCGCGCTCTACGCACTGTCCTGGCTTCCGGTAAACGAGTGCCCCGGCAAAGACCTTGAGGTAGGCCCGACTAGAGCACCGCTGCGCCCTTTGCCGACACTGCTCAATTCGATTTCTTCCTGTTCAGAAAATGAACACGTACCGGTTCAGATAGTGAACACGTAGCGAATTCTGGTCGTTCGGGTTTATCCGGTTCGGTTTGGCGTTATCGCCTACGTGTCCAGAAACCGAACCGTAATCGCTATTCTACGTGTTCAGAAAGTGAACACCCTTTTAGATTCTGCCAGGTATCTACTGATATTCAGGGCAGCAAGTGGCTACAAACGAGGAGCGTCACGCATGACCAACATCGTTCATATCGACCCTGACTGCGGAATCGTGGCCGACGACCAAGGCGCGCACATCGACGCATTCGGGCAGGCGATGCTGCTCGGCATCTTCTCCGACCTCTGCCAGCTTCGTGATGGCGAGATGGACCCGAACCGGACCATCTCCCTGGATGGGATAGCAAAGCGCCTTGGCAAGCTGCTGGAGCGCTACGAACCATGAAGCTGGGAGAACGCGCACTGTTCGCCAAGATCGCGCCAATGGTCGCCCACTGTGACGGAGCGGTCGCCGCGCTGGCGATGTACCAGGCCGACGCCGACCGGGGCGAGCTGGATACCAAGATGCTGTCGGGATTCCTGCAAGGCCTGTTCGCTGCCGGCGTGCTCAGCGACGAGGATCTGGCGACACTCGATACCAGGCGCATTCACTGACCCACCAAGCGAAGCCCCCTCAGAGGTCGGGCCGCGGGGATTCTTTACTACGAAACTTTCGTAGTATTCGCCGTCCAGTTCGTCGCGGCACCGCGCGGTAAAATCAGCGCGGCGCATCTCTCTCTCGCCAGCCCCACCACCGAGCGGGTTTTTAATGCGCTCAGAACTGAGCACGTTTCGTGCACCAAGCGTGCTCAGCGCGTTGCGATTGGGGAGGCTATCGAGCAGGAGCTTGAAGGTCGCGTCGGTCGTCCTGCTGCGGAAACTAAGGAAAATTTTCCTGAATTACCGCAGGGGCAGACCCGCGACCTCGCTGCAAAGGCTGCCGGGTTCGGCAACGTCCGTTCAACACCTGTTCAACCACCGCTGAAACCCGACCTTAACCGACTGGGTTATCGCTGAGTTTCCAGAGTGGCGCCCCTGCCACGGTGGAGTTATTCCGCCAATTCGGACTATTTCCCGATCTGCCACCGTGTAGGAATCAACACACTGTGTCGTTTTCGACACTAAGTGCCATTTCCGGCACGCTAAGGCAGATCAGAAACAGAAAGCCCCTCGCGGCGAGGGGCTTGCGCGGTACGGCCTGGTATCACTTGCGCTTAACGCAGGCCTTGAAGGTCTTGCGGGCTAGGCGCTTTTCTTCTTGGGTAAGGTCGCGGCCAAGCGCGTCTCGCGTCATTCCGAGTAGCTTGCCATCGAACTCCCTGGGGAGTGTGGCGCTGCTCACGGAAAGCGCGGCCTTGAGCGCTTGCAAGTCATTCGCTACAAGCCCATCAACCTGCGCGGTGGCCATTTTGACTATGATCTCTTCCGGGTCTCCTCTCTCCACAATGGCTGCAGCGGTGGCTCCAGCATCTGCGGCTTCAGTTGAGAGATCGCCAAGAAATTCCATCGCTTTAACTGGCCGACGCGTCTGTGGCTGCCTGAGCGCCAGGAACGAATTCACGATATCGGGACCCCATTCGATATGGGTGTCGGCCTCTTGCACCAACGTCGGAGACTGATTGTGCTTATCAGTCTCGCTGGCAATGCCTAGCAGGTGAACTCTGACGCCATAGCTTTGCGCGAACTGAACCCCGACTCTGACATCCTCATCTCCAGAGACAAGGACGGCGTCCGCAATCGCGTGATTCCGGGCCAGCTCGATCATATCAATGACAATCATTGAATCGACGCCCTTCTGCTGCCCGCTGCCGTTCAGCGTTCCCATCCGCATCTTTACGTTATTGCTTTGCGCCAAGCGCTTCTGATCCAGAGACGGGCCGGAGTGGCCAATGGCGTCGTACCAATAAATGCGTAATAGCGGCGTACCGCCAGATAATTCGTCAGCTGTCTGGATAAGCTGAGTGATTACCGCCTGCTCGTTGAGAGAAAGGTTGACCCTCTTCTCGGTGGCTCCGCTGATGGCCGCCGATCCTTGCGCAAACAGATAGCCCGCATCGACAAAAATACCCAGTCGATTCATTTTTCGTCCCTAGAAAGTATTAAGGGCCCCCGCAGGGACCCTTTGTATGTCTCGCAACGACCTTATAAGGTAGTGGCCGCTGCTTTGACGGGACGAACTATAAGGCTCCGAGCGACGCAGGGTCAATACGCAAAAGAGGTTCTTGGGCACGCATCTGCTAGCGGACTGACATAGCAGGCGCTCAGTCCCCACGGCGCGCATCGAAGCAGACCAACCTGTCCGACTCGGACCAGATCGGCAGTTTCCCAGGATCAAGACCTGGGGTTTCCCGCTATCAAGGCAGAGGGATATCCCCAGCTCTGGGGATATCTCACCGAGACCGAACCGTCTCACTGAGACCAAAACGTCTCACTCGCCAACCGTCGGTGGAGGCTCAGTCAGAGCCATCCCACTTTCCCTACTGGCGGCAATGCCGGTTTACGCCCCGAATTGGCCGGCGCTCAAATCCCACCGTTAAGGGGTATTTCTGTATTCATCAGCACCAGCTAAATCACCGGAATCCCGGTGATTCCGCAGGCCGGCCCCCGCCGTCGAAAGCCCTCGAATCTGAGGGATTTAAATGTGGGATTTAGTCACCTTTAACCAGTAGGCCGGAACGGTGATACCGCGACTTCTTGCCTATCGCAACTGCTCGCCCCTGATGGCAGAATCGAATCAAAGGATTGCCAACAGCGGTATCAAGGAGGGGTTATGGAGTTTCAAGAGAAACTGGCCAGTCTGGCTGCGAAGATCCGTCAGCAAAAGTCGGTCATTCAGACCGAAGAAGCCACCAAGAACGCCTTTGTCATGCCCTTCATTCAGAGCGTGCTCGGCTACGACGTCTTCGACCCTACAGAAGTGGTTCCCGAGTTCGTTTGTGACGTCGGGACCAAGAAAGGCGAGAAGATCGACTACGCCATCCTCAAGGATGGACAGATCCAGATACTGATCGAAAGCAAGAAGATCGGCGAGCCACTGAATATCAACCACGCCAGCCAGCTCTTCCGCTACTTCCACGTTACGACAGCCAGAATCTCGATCCTCACCAATGGCCAGGTCTATCGCTTCTTTACCGACCTGGACGCCCCGAACAAGATGGACGAAAAGCCGTTCCTCGAATTCGACCTTCTCGACATTGATGACCACGTCGTGCCGGAGCTGCAGAAGCTGACCAAGAGCGCATTTGATGTCGACTCGATCATCAGCGCCGCGGGCGAGCTGAAGTATGTAGGGCAGATTAAGCGTGTCCTCGCCGCCCAGTTCAGCGAACCCGACGACGACTTCGTCCGGCTCGTGGCTTCCCGCGTGTATGACGGCGTCATCACTCAGAAGGTGCGCGAGCAGTTCGCACAGCTCACTCGAAAGGCTACAGCGCAGTTTCTCGGGGATCAGATAAATGAGCGCCTGAAGTCAGCGATGACCGGTGCCGTAAGACCTGTGATCCCTGCCCAGGTATCACCTGAGACACAAGAGCCGGCCGAAAACTCTCCCGATAGCGATGCTGAGAAGACCAAGATCGAAACCACGGTTGAAGAAATCGAGGGCTTCAACATCATCAAGGCGATCGTACGGTCGGAAGTCGACGTGAAGCGCATAGCCGCCCGCGACACGCAAAGCTATTTCGGCGTGCTGCTCGATGACAACAATCGCAAGCCCCTGGCCCGACTGCACTTCAACCGTCAGCAGAAGTACCTCGGCACTTTCGACGCGGAGAAGAATGAGACCCGCCATCCGATCGACGCGCTCGACGATATTTTCGAGTTCGCGGACATTTTGAAGGACACAGCCAAAAGCTATGCGTGCTGAGCGATGGGAGCGAGACAATGAGCTTCTGGAAGTCCATAGCAGATGATTGGCGGGAAGCGTCCGATCGGATCGACGCCGAGTACGAACAAGCGAAGCGACTCAAGGCTGGGGTAGTTCTCAGAGATGCACGCGCACTGTACGACCACTACGGCGTCTACGTCGGAAACCATCAGGTGATTCATTTCACCAATGGCGAGGTTCAGCTCACCTCAATAAAGGCCTTTAAGGAAAGCTGGCTCGGCAGTGTCGAAGTGATGGGCTTCTCGGACGAAGCAATTGCTGATACTTCCTTGAGTCAGTCCGTAAGGAGGGCTTATTCCAAGCTGGGCATGAAGCGCTATGACCTTCTGGCCAACAACTGCGAACATTTCGCACTTTGGTGCAGGACAGGAAAAAGGTTCTCCTCGCAGGCTTTTGGTAGCGGTGGTGCCACAGGGGCGACGCTATCAGCGAGCCCAGCTAGGTGGGTGTCGGATTATTTTGCGAGAGAGTTCGGAATGGCTGTTAGCCGTACCATTTGCGTCGACGATATCATCGACGACTAGAAGCGACCCAACAGGGCGCCGTTTGCCAGTGGTGAAACTCGGGCGGGGCTAGCAACCCGAACCAAAACAAACGCAAGGATGCGAAAACATGGCCTATCTAGTGCTGACTCGTCGTGAAGGCGAAAAAATCACCCTGCGCGTCCAGCCAGGCACCAATGCCGAGGATCTCCTCGCTGAACTCTTGTTAGACGGCATCACCGTTACGGTCAAGGAGATCAAGGGGAGCAAGGCTCAGATCGCGATCGAAGCCCCACTTGATCTGCAGATCCTGCGAAGCGAGCTGGAAGAGGCATGAACATAAAGGCGATAGCTGTGCGCGTCATGCTTCTGCTCGGCACGGCGGCTGGTACATATGCTTCCGCTGGCGAAACGATGACCTGCCGTGTTGTCGGTGTCGCCGATGGCGATACCCTTACCTGCCTAACCTCTGACAAAAAACAAGAACGCATTCGCCTCCGCGGCATCGATGCGCCGGAGCGAAAGCAGCCATACGGTGCGCGCTCTACGCAAAGCCTGTCCGATCTCACGTTCGGTAAAACCGCAACGGTGCATTGGAACAGTCGCGACCGATGGGGCCGCATCATCGGCGCGGTATGGGTAGAGCCTGCTGACTGCATCGGCTGCGGCCCAACGCTGGATTCAGGCCGGGCGCAACTCGCCTCCGGTATGGCTTGGTGGTTCAAGCGCTACGCGAAGCAGCAACCATTGGAGGAGCGGCTCTCGTACGAGTTTGAGGAGAAAGAGGCCCGCGCTCGTCGAATCGGGCTATGGCGTGACCCTCAGCCTATTCCGCCTTGGGACTGGCGCCGCGGAAAACGGTGATCCTCACTACTTTCAACTACCGGCAAGGTAGTAACTGATGACAGACTCAACCCGATCAGTGATCGGCTTATAACCCCGCTACGAAAGGAATCTCAATGCGACTCATAGCTCTGGCTCTCACTACCATATTCACCATTAGCGGCTGCGCTATGCACTCAGAGAAAGCCTCGTTGTCCTCCGGCCAAATTGGCTGTGCCCCTTCGGAAATCACGATCTCTGACGACGACGTCACCTTCAGAACCGCTTCATGGGTAGCCACTTGCAAAGGCAAAAGGTTCTACTGCGTTCGAAAGGCTTACGACGACACCAACTGCACCAAAGAAATGGAATAGCCCCGTGGGCTAAAGCAAGGAAGCGAAAGATGAGCTATCTGGTGCTAACCCGCCGAGAAGGCGAAAAAATCACCCTGCGCGTTCAGCCAGGTACTAATGCCGAGGACCTTCTCGCTGAGCTCTTGATCGACGGTATCACCGTTACAGTCAAGGCGATCAAGGGCGGAAAGGCGCAGATTGCAATCGAAGCCCCGTTAGATCTGCAGATATTGCGGAGCGAGCTGGAAGAGGCGTGAGGTCCATCATTCCGCCGAACCGGGCCAGGGGGCGGAATACTCGACGCGAACCGCAAGGGGCAAAAGAACTATAGAAAGCGGGCAAGGCCCGGAGGAAATATGAATAAAATCAAGGACCTGCCAGCCGCTCTCGCCAGTTTAGGCCCGGGGCCCGTACAAGCTGAGCTATTCCATGTCGAAAAGCAGATAGAGATCGACGGCGTGGAAATGGGAGTGCTGGAAAACGGCGTCCCTTACCTTACCGAAAGCGGCTTGGCTCGTATGTGCGGCATAGATCGGAAAGTGCTCAACCGTCTAGCCATCAACTGGCCAGACGAGAAGCTCAAGGAGCGAGGCCGATCAATCAATGAAATGCTTGAGACATCGGGCTATTTCGAGTCAAACCTATACCTCAAGTCCGAGCTAAATGGATCTGAAGTAAACGCGTACACCGAGCCAGTATGCATGGCGATGCTTGAGTACTACGCCTTTGTAACGAAAGAGCCGCGAGCTGAGGCCATCAAAGCGTTCCGCCGCTTGGCTAGAGAGACTTTCCGGGCTCTTATCTACACCGCAGTAGGATATTCCCCCGAGCAAAGGATGCTCGACAGCTGGAGGCACTTCCACGACCGCGTAGACATGACCGCCACGTCAGTTCCTCTCGGCTACTTCAGTGTTTTCCGAGAGATAGCGGCCATGATCGTGCCGATGATTCGTGCCGGCATACTGATTAGCGACCGCGTCGTCCCTGACATCTCGGTAGGAAAGGCCTGGAGCGAACATTGGAAGGCTTCAGGATTCGAAGAGAAGCACGGCGCGCGCCGAAAGTACGACCACGAATACCCACTCTACTACCCGCAATCTAAAAGCAACCCACAGCCATCATTCGCCTATCCTGATTCTGCGCTTGGGGAGTTTCGAGCTTGGCTGGCTCAGACGTACATTACGAGCAAGTTCCCAACCTACCTCATAGGGCAAACCAAACGGGGAACAGTGCCGGTCTCCGTCGCAACCAAGGCCATCGAGGCGTTTTCAGACAAGGCGCTGCCAGCTCCGAAGTGACTACAAGCCCCCGCCACGCGGCGCTTTTCGTATCCGCCTGCGTGTAAGCCAAAGACTACGCGCTTCATCACATTTCGGTCGTATCTAACCCCTCAGCTTAAGCACATAGTGCGCTCGCAGTGACGCAAGGACGCGCCAGGGCCTGGATGGCTCAAGGACAATCGCGCGGAGCGCGGCATTGGGACTGATGGATCATCGCACGCTACCGAACCCCGCCCCGGCGGGGTTTTTGCGTATGCACCACCATCCCCTACTTAGGTTTGAGCCGCTTAATAACATGACCATGCGCCAACGACTAGTCGGGAGGCGTACACGTCATCTGGACCAGATCAAAGCATTGATGGTCAATCCTGGATGGTTACCAATCTACCGTTATGGAAATACAGGTACATGCGCTCGTGCTCGTTGTCGATGTCGGTCCTGTATATCCACTGCTCGCGCACGAGACGCTTCGACTCCGTGGTGTTCTTGTCGTCTGGAAAACCCCAGGCATCAAGAGCCAAAACTTCATCCGAAGTCATCCCAAGGGAAAGGCCTTCCCGAAGCGTTCGCCCCCAGTACCGCGATGCTTGTGCAATGCGTCGTTGGCGTGCCCGCTCCTCAAGCTCGGCTATCCGGGCGTCTGACCGAGCTATCGATTCTCTAGCCTCGCGCATCTCCCGCTCATACGGCGACTCTGGCGGCGGAGGGATATTCACAACTTCGGCGCTTTCCCCTTGCCCGCAGGGCCTGTCGGTCAGGTTGAGCTTCCCGTCCGGACCAGTGCATTTGTAGATTTCTGCGTGAGCCGCTAGAGGCAACAGTAATCCGAATAGGTAGGCCTTCATCGCAACTCCTTTTGCTCCGTCATGGCTGTTAAATTCTGCCGCCAGCTATCGAGTGCTGAAACTCATTCAGTTTCGCTTTCACCGCAGTTCGGAGGTCATCGGATTCGATATCGTCCAGCTGCTGAAGAGCCCAGGCGCGCCAACCTGAACGGTGCGAGGAACGACCGGAGAGTATGCGGTTGTATTCACGATTCACAAATTCGGTTTCGGCTTTCTTTAGGCAATGACGGTCAAGAGCTTCGCGCCGCTTCTCGACGATGCAGGCACGCTGCTCTGCCGACAGCCCCGCGATGTTATGACTCATGGCAACAGTCCCCTAGCGGCCCTATACCAGCCACATCCGAACGAAGGCCGAATCCAGTCGTAGATCTATACCGTTTGGCACCCATTCATCCTTACGGAGGCGAACACCTACTGGCGTGGATTCACCGGCCGCCCCTTCAGGAATCACTAAGACGAAGATTCTAGTAGGGCATTCGATTTCTCTCAGACGCTCGATATCACTGCGAACTGACCAATCTCCGTCCAGGCACTTTGCTTGCGCCCAGTCCCCCAAGCACTTCACTTCAGCGACCATTGCCGGAACGTTGCCGGCACCTTCGGAATACAGATCTGCCTTCCTACGCTGACCGAACCCATGATCGGTCCAGATCTCGACTCGCTGGTGATACCAAGCATAGAGACTGATCTCAGCCTGGATCCAATGCTCACGACAGCTGTTCAACTGAACGACCTGGCTCAGCCGGTCATCCATGGACTTGAATGCTTTTTCAAATAAGCGAATCCATTCTGCGTCGGTCACTGGCGTATCTCCTAGGTTGGCATCAAAAGCGCCAGATGATGCCATTACGCCAGCCCAATCGCGATATTAGTGATGCCCCGACCGGGTCCCGCCGCACATCAAGCACTTGCTGTAATCCCCCCAACGGCCCTCCAGGTGCCTGACGAAGCCGCCGCATCGATGGCAACCGCCATCAGCGCCGTTCTCCCATCGGTACAGGAGGAGCAAGCGCCAGGCGAACCAAAGAGCGCCCCAACCGGATAGTCCGGCCGTAAACCATCTGGCAGGGACAATCACCGCCTCAAGCGTCGGCCGCAGCATCGGGCTAAGGGTATCCATCGCGCCGCCTATGAAGGCCAGCAGAACCAGCCCAAGCAGCATGACTGCCGCTGGCAGTGCGAATAGCCGAACAGTTCGCTCGGCTGCCGTTAAGTTGATCTCCACTTGAGTACCTCCCTGTATTTGATAGCCAAACGCTAGCCATAAAGCGCGTGGTTGTCTCCCCCGGGGGAATCTGACGTGTCTACTTTTCGCACAGGTTCTTCCTCCTCGCGCTGTCGCAGGCCCCCGGGGTCCGGCACTCACCACGCAAAAACACTGGATGCCCAACCAGTAAAAAGCTTGCATAAGACCAAATCGAGAGTAACATGACGTTATTACCGACATGTCTTGTTGCTTTACTTGAGGCAGCTTATGAGCGCGATCGACAAGCCGAGAGGCCGCCAGGTGCGACCCAACCGAGCCGAACTAACCGCAGCCTGGTCACGCATTCGTGATGCGGCAGATAAGGGCAGCATTCCAGCCAGCGCCCTTCTCATCGCACTGAGCGAGAACAAGCCATTTGTCAGTTGCCGGGAGCTATTCGTATGAGCAGCAGAGCCGTGCAACTCGCAAACAAGCGCGACGAGATAAAGCGGCTCGCTGAGCAGCGAGGCCTGCAAATTGAAACGCTTCCCTCTGGCCGCATTCGCGTCTTTGGCGTTGGCGTCGATATCCGCGTGGTCGACCTGGCTTACCTGAGCAGCTACGACCTGCTCCCGGCGACCCGATGAGCGCGCTCGCCATTACCGCGCATGACCCGCAGCCAAGCCCCTTCCATAAGGGATTTGCACCGAAGTATCACGCTCGCCTAAAGCACGATGGCCGGACCCTGGCAGTGCTCCAAGGCGATACCCAGGAGGGCGCATTCAGCCGCGCCGAGCGCCTGACTGAAGCTCTCTTACTTAATCGCAGCAGCGTCTCGATCGAAGACGCCTGACCCAAGGAGACACACCGTGTTCGGACTGAAACTGCTCAGCGAGCCTCAAGAACCCACCCTCGAAGATCAGCTTGAAGAAGCGCACGCGCTCGCTGATGCCCTGCGAAGTGACATCGAAGCCGCAACGAACGACAGCAAGGCCTCCAAGCGTCCTATCAGCGGGATGCACGACGAACTCCGCGCCACTGAAGGCGAGATTGATCGGCTCGGCCGCGAAATCGTGAAGCGCGACGACCTGCTGAATTGGAAGGCTGCGCGAGATAGCGCCGACGCAGACATCAAGGCCGCTAAGAAAGAGATGGACGCTGCAGGCAAAGCACTAGCGGTGCTTGATGCCGACCATGAAAAGGCGAGCGCCAAACTGGCCAAGCTGCAAGCCGCTGCCGATGCAGAACTCGCGGAGGCCAAACAGAGCGAGAACCAAGCTGCAGAGGCCTACGCAGCCGCAATGGCGCAGGGCAGCGAGTCTGAAGAAGCCGCCGCCCTGGACACGCTAAATGGTCGTTCCGAAGCGCTTGAGCAGATCCAGCGCAAGACCGCTCGGCAGGCCGTCATCCTCCAAGCACTGCAAAGTCAGGTCGATTCGATTGAGCAGAAGCGTGCCGCCGAACGCCAGCGCTTTGAAGGCGCCCGTGAGCGCCGGCTGCTCGCCGTACGACACAAGCTCGGCGCACGGTGGGACGCGATGGCAAGCGAGATGTCGGAGCTGGCCGCTCAGATCGTCGCCGTGGATTGGGCGGTCAGCCGCAATTCTCGGGCGATGGATGACCTGCACATTCCGCTTACTGCGAGGGACGGTGTTGCTCCCGTTACTGGCAGGCAAGCGCGAGATTCCAGCAGCGCGATTGATGTCGATGCGCTGCGTCCCTGAATAAACCTGCAAGACGCCTAGTCGGCCATTGGCGTTGTAACCCCGACAGCCGGCGCGCTCCTTCGCTTTTCGGAGGCTTTCCGGGAGCGGTGGCCGGCACTAGACGCAAACGGGCCGATACCCGCAGCGCCTTTTCAATCCCCCTTCGCTGCGAAACGCTCGCAGACCCACGGAGTACGCATATGACCCAGACCACGAATTCTAAGGAACTCATGATCGGCGACCTCTCAGTCATCGTTCGTGAGCTGACCGTACTACAGGTCCGAACCTGGCTCGCAGATATGCAAAAGCCTGACTCGGCGCCGCGCGACTTGGTTGACGACGGCTTTTTTGAAGAATGCTCGGTGGCTGATATTTGTCGCATGACTTCGATGACCACTGACCAGATAAACGCCTTGCGGCCATCCCAGGTCCGCCAAGTGATCGCCCTCTGCAAGGAGCTGAACCCAGATTTTTTCGGGTTCCGGAGGCGCCTGGGCTGGGTTCCTCTGGAAGCACAAGGCTAAAAGAACTGGATCGCTGTATCGCCGCGATGGTGCAGCTGGGGCATACGCAGACCCCTTATTACCCTTGGTCACTTTTCCTGTCGACAATGGCTAGTACTGGAGCCTTGAATGGCAAACGTTGAGCTCAAGTTTTCCACCGACCTGAACGCAGCAAAGAAAGAGGTTGCTGGGTTCAGGAAGGAATATGCAGAGATGGTCAAAGCCGTCGAAAAGCCGCTTCGGCAGGTCGATGCGCTCAAGAAAACCCAGGAAAACGCCAAAGCTGCGTCGGCTGAGTTCTATGCAGCGAAGCGCAGCGTCGAACAGCTGGCGAAGGCGATAGCGGCTGCCTCGGGCGCGCCGATAAAGGGTCTGGCTGCCGAAATGAACAAGGCAGAACGTGCCCTTGCCAAGGCATCCACTGAGTTCGACAGACAGAAGGCTAAAGTCCGGGAACAGAGGGCTGAGCTTCGTGCTGCCGGCGTAGACACCCGCAATCTCGCAGCCGAGCAGAAACGCCTCGAAGCGGAGATGGCCAAGGGTATGGCGGCTGGTCGAAACGACCTTGCAGTGAGGGGCATTCGTGAGCGAGCCAACGCGCTTTCTGAGGTCACTCGGCAGCAGCGACTAGCCAACATCGAACAGGCTAAAGCCTCGCTTGGCATCACGCAGTATCGGGCGGCCGGCGCGCAAATCGAACGCCTCCGCGGGCAGTATGAGCTTCTTCGTAAGACGGGCGGCCTAACTGCCAAGGAGCTGGAGATTGCCCAGCGCAACCTTACACAGCGGATCAATGAGTCCCGGGCGGCCTTGCGCGGAATGGCCGGAGAACAACAGAAAATAGGTGGCGGCCGGATCGGCGCTGGATCCGTCGCTGCCGGTATCGGTGCGGCTTATAGCTCGGCCCAAGCGTTACGCGGTTACGCCCAAGTCACCGACACAGCGAAACAGATGGATGCCCAGCTTAGGCTGGCCACCAGTAGCCAGGAGGAGTTCAACCGCGTCCAAGAAGAGCTCTTCACCATCGCCCAGAACACCGCTTCGCCTGTTGATGAGGTCGTTAAGCTCTATGCGCGATTGGCCCCAGCCCTTGACGAGGTAGGCCGCAAAGGCGACGCCGCGAAGGTTATTGACGCGCTCAGCAAGGCGCTGAAAATCAACGGGGCGACAACCGGCGAAACGGCATCGGTGCTTCAGCAGTTCTCGCAAGCAATGGGCTCTGGCGTCCTTCGCGGCGAAGAGTTCAATGCTATCGCTGAGGCTGCCCCTCCGCTGCTGCGTGCGATGGCCCAAGGGCTGGGGGTACCAACCGGAGCGCTCCGGGCAATGGCGGCTGAAGGTCAGCTTACTGCTGAAGTGATCACCGACCTAACCGTCCAAGCCCTGCCTGATCTGAGCAAGGCTGCCGAGAAGCTTCCGGACACGGTGGGCAACGCATTGACCAGGCTTCGGAATGACCTGGTTAAAGCGTTCGGTGAGGGCGACAGCTCCGGCCTGGTCACCGCTATTACCAAGCTGCGCGAACTCCTGACCGACCCCGCCACCATCCAAGCGCTCAATGATCTTGCGGCCGGTATGGCAACACTAGCCGGCTACACGATTACCGCAGCACGTGAGTTCACCGCGTTCGCCAAGGAACTCGCCTTCGCAGCTGCCAACGCGTCCGGGAACATTGATGAGCTGGAGAAGCTGAAAAAGGTGCTCGCCGGTGTCAAGGCCGCTCGGGATGGTGGCGACTTCATAGGCCGCCCGACTGCAGCATTCTTCATGGACTCCAAGCAACTAGATGACTGGGTGAAGGAGCTCGAAGGGAAGATCGAGACGTTGAATGCCAAGATCGCCGGTATGACCGTTGAGGCTTATCGGGAAATGCAGAAAGGTGCCGAGCAGGCGGCCGAGCAGCAGAAGGCCGCCGCCGAGGAGCAGGTTGCAGCGGACGAGTATCGCTTTCGACACTTCACAAAGTACGTGGGGGACCTGAAAAGCAAGCAGGGTGAGGCCTTAAAAAACGCTGAACAGTACCTGAAGAAACAGGTAGCCCTTGAGCGCAAGGCAACCCAGGATTTAGAGAAAGCCAAACAGGCCCAACTCGAAACCCAGCAGCGCTATACCGAAGCACTCGCCGGTTTGAGAGGCGGCGGTACCGCATCTTATGGAGCCGCCCAAGATCTGAAGTTGCGGGCCAACCAGGCACTGGCGAGCGGTGACGTGGAGAGCGCAAAGCAATACGCCCAGGCTGCGCTCAAGATGCTCCAAGACTTGGCAGACGCCGGGGAAAACACGTTCGGCTTCGAAGGCTTCATCCGCTCGCTCCAAGGCATCGAAGATGCTGCGGACAAGATTAACGTCGACAAGGCTAAGCAGGCGCTCGATGAGGTGCAAAAGAAAGGCATTGATCTCAAGTTCCTGCTCGATGGCCTCTCCAAGACGACCATCACCGTAAAGATGGACGACGCCGCGCTTGAGACAGCGCGCCAGCAGATCATCGAGCTCAGCAAACTGGCCGGTAAACCCATCTCGATCATCACGACCGCGGCAAAGCCTGGAAGTGAAGGCGATACCGGGACAGCTCCATTAGCCCCAGCGATCGCCCCACAGGTCGATCCTGCCGCCGTCTCAGCCGCGCAGCAGCAGATCGGCGCGCTCGCCCAAGCGCTTCAGCAGCAGTTGGTTATTCCGGTAACGCCGGTGGTCGGTGGTTCACCGAATTTCTACCAGAACGGAAACAGCTACTCCCAGTTCCCCCAAGATGGGTATGCGTCGGGTGGCTGGACTGGCCCTGGCGGAAAGTTCAAGCCCGCAGGCATCGTCCACGCCGGCGAGCACGTCCAGCCTCAAGAGGTAGTTCGAGAGCCCGGCGCGCTTGCATTCCTAGAGATGATTCGTCGCGACGGCTTTCGCGCCACTCTCGCCAAGATGCAATCCGGAATGCGCGGCTATGCCGACGGCGGTTTCGTCACCAGCAGCGCTCTTGCACCACGCTTCCCTGCAATGGGTGACCAACTTCAGAACGCAGCAATGGCGGGCCCCAACCTGCCCGATCTAGGCAGGGTTGAGTTCAACCTTGGCGGTGATCGATTCCATCTTTATGCCGAACGCAAACAGGTCGATGAACTTAGAACTGCCGCTAAGAAATTCGGCAGAACACACCGGTAGAAGCAACTTCAACACCACCTCTAGCAGGGAAAACCTATGAAAGACCAAACCAGCGAATTCATCACTTCTAACCCAGCAGACGACACGGATTGGCTGCTTCAGCACATCGCAGAAATGGCAGGCATGGGCGTTCAGGTACCGGTCACGCTGACAACCGCGGCGGGACTCGTTACGGGCGTGACTGTCAGCGGGTCGGAGTACCTGGACCAGCTCAAGCAGGACATCACGAAACACTGGCCAGCCGATATGCAAAGCACCTACTTCGGCGTGGTAGAAGAATGGAAGGCCAGCGTTTACCCGAAACCATCTGCAGATGAAGGCGAGCGTTCCGATCACATACCGTCATATATACACCTAAAAGGCGCACGCCTGTACAACGCTGGCACGGTCGTACCGGGAGATAACGGAATGCTATGGCGTGGCCGCTTGAGCTCGATCATAGGCTTCACCGTAGGCGTGCTGACCACCAGCGCTGACGGACAAGTCGACGAGGAATAGCGTCTATGTTCAAGGTCAGCGCCAAAGGTTTTTCAAAGCAGCTCAAAGAGCTGAAGGACATTGAGCAGAAGGCAATGCCGTACGCTGCCGCATCGGCGCTGACCAAGACTGCGGTAGGCCTGAGGCAGGCGCTTTCCTCCGAGATGAACAACATCTTCGACAGGCCCACGCCATACACGCTAAGGGCGTTCGAGTACCACGCGGCGACCAAGGAGAAACTGGAGGCGCGGGTCTGGCTTCGAGAGACCGCAGGAGGGCCCGGCAGCAGGCGAACTAGCACACAGCCACCCTCTGTTTGGTTGCAACCTCAGATCTTCGGCGGGCCTCGGCGGGACAAGGGTAGCGAGCGCCAGCTGCGGAAGGATGGGCTGCTGCCGATCGGGAAGTACGTTGTGCCAGGCAAAGGGGCACAGCTCGACCAGTACGGCAACATCAAGCGCGGTGACGTTACTCGGGCTCTAACAGGTATCAAGAAGAAGTCTAAGCGGTACTTCGTGATGTACCGGGACAAGAAGCCAATCGGCATTGGTCAACGCACCTCGCGAGGCAAAGACGGAATGTCGGTGCTGCTCGCGTTCGTTGATAAGCCTACCTATTCGAGGCGGCTTCCATTCCACCAGATTGCTGAACGATACGTCGAGCAGCGCCTACCTGGTGAGTTCGACAAAGAGTTCGAGGCAATGGTTAAGCGCTTCACCAAGGGGAGCTGAAGTGGTGGCTTGGGTCCTTCCCGGGTCCCCCACCCCTCGCGGGGTAATTGGCGCCCGACCTTTTGCTATTTATGAGCTCTCCCGGGAGGTTGGTTGTTGTTTAGTTGTGCGGAGCCAAGCCCGACGCGTTTCCGCGCCATACGGGCCGAATACGCAGGCAGGGCGCGGCTTAACACACCAACCGGAACCGGAAACGGTCTCTTTGGGAAAAGTTGGTATGAAGCTAAGGGGTGGGCCCCAATTACCCCGCACCACCCCACCCCTCCGGAAGGACCCAAGGCCACCCCCCTGTACGGCTGAGCGCGAACAGAGCAAGCCCGATGCCCCCTCACCAACGGAGAGAATCAATGTCGATCACCTACGGACGACCAGCGCAAGAAACCGTCCCGTTTCCGAGAGAGCTCGCTGTTCTGATCGTGAAGAAGGCGTGTCGGATGGCAGAGAAGTTCGAGAACGAATGCATTGACACAATGCAGCGTGATGCCCGTCGAGCCCTCCAGCGTGGGACCGATCCTGCCGTGATTGTTCGCCAGCTTGGCCTCTGATAAACAATCATTGGATATCAAGTGGAGGGGGCAGTCGGCAGATGCGACCCAAGCGAGCCCCTTATCGGCACTATATTATCTAGTTGCCGAGTGGCCCCCACTCGGCACTGTCATCCAAGTAGGGGGACCAGTCGATCACCAACCTTAAAGGCGGCACACCATGGTCAAGTACAAGACCATCAAACAATTCGCCGTTGAGAGCGGCTACACCGAACATGCGATCAGGGCCAAGTGCTCCAAAGGAACATGGCCTGAAGGTCAGGTGTGGATTCGCGCACCCGATAACAAGCCACTGATCAATGTCGAGGGGTACCACGCTTGGGTTGAATCAGGCCCAGCGCCACGGGCAGCGCTGAGGGTAGTGTCCAAGGCAAACTCTAAAGTCAGGGAGTTGAGCCCTCCTCCGCTCACATAGGCCGCGAGTAGCTACAGCACTCCCAACCATACGGAAC